AACAATAGCAGATTTACAGAAAGCAATGTCTAATGGAAAAAAACAAAAGACAAGCATCACAATAAAAACAAACATCCCGGCTTTCATGTGTGCCGGTCGGTTAGATTGCAAAATCCAATCATACAATACTTTTATACCCATACTCATAGTGTTTAATTATTAAAAAGAATATTCTGTATGAGACAAATGTATCAAGTATAATAACCAGTTTTACAAAAATAGAAAATCTTGAAAATCAATCCTATGATAAACCGCTATAAAACAGATTATTATAATTTTCGCTTTTTCAATTACAAAAAAAGGGATGCTAGAAAAGCACCCCTTAAAATAACCGATAGATTGAACTATTAATCCGTAAACATATACACGGAAAGATCAACCTTTTCTATTTCGTCAGAAATTGTATCTCCATACATTGTTAGACACACCCGATAACGGTCAATACTTCTTTGAATCTGTTGTATTGTAGGTTTTTCGGGATATTCCGAACTGGCAAAAGTTACAAGTTCTTCACCATTCTCATTTGTACCAACCACCCGGAAGTGATGACGTACAATCCAGGTTCCGTCCGGCTGTTGCTCTATCGGCTTAACAATCCCACGCGGTAAGATATTTTTTTGATCCATGTTTTTTGATATGTTTAATTAGTTGTTTTCTATGGTTATATTTATTCTTCAATACAAACTTTTCAAAATGTCCTTCGATATAAACATATTCCCACCATTCAGGAAGTAACATCGCTGCAATTCTACGGCGGATATTGTACGTTGCAAAGTGTTTCATCAGGCCATAATAAGAGTTCATCGTACTCACAAACTTCTCAACATACGCTTCTGCAAATCCATTTTCAGCTATTCTATTAAATTTCCTGACAGCGTTATATGTGTTACCAACCACCCTGTTAGATACATAAATTCTACCCGGCAAAATGAACGCCCCAACAAACAAGACTCCTTTCTTATAATGCTGAAGATACAGTTTGCGTGGATGCAACCGTAAAAGGAGTTGTTCTTTCAGGAAACCATCAAGAAGATGGACTTTGGACAATATTTCTTCCGGTGATTTCACTACGATACAAAAGTCATCAACAAAGCGTACATAATACATGAATCCCAATATTTCCATCACGAAATAATCATATACAGACGCCAGAAAGTTGGCTATGAGTTGTGACGGCAGGTTCCCGATAGCCACTCCTCTGTCAGGATCATTATGAAACAGACTTTTATTACTGGGAAGTCTGTCCCACATGGAGACGGGAGAGCGTCTGATACACTTATTTTGTGGACAATGAAAGATAGTAACGGCTAGAAGGTAAAGCAGACATTCAATATCATCGCCTTTATAATTGTCCCTTACGAATATGTTCAGCATTTCCCATACCAACGATTTCGAGATAGACATGAAGAAACTGAACAGGTCATCTTTGAAAATGTACGCATCGGCAGTATAATTCTCACTGACCTCGACTATCATGTTATTCAGATAGTGCACGGCAGACAGACATCCCTCACCTTTCCGGCAGTTCTTCGAGACGTTCCCTTGTTCCCGAAAACGTTCCTCTAAAATCGACTCGATACGAAGAGCGATCCAGTGATGGACAACACGATCAATGAAAGCGGCGGCAAAAACCTCCCGATATACCGGGTAAGTCCGTATGAATACTTTTGAAAAGTCCGGTACATATTCACCGTAAATAATAGAATACCATAGCCGCACCAATGCAGACTGATAATCATTATAAAACTCAACACAATCCGTACTCGTTCTTTTCTGTCTGGCACAATCTTCGGATGCTTCGAAAATACTGCTAAGAAGTATGTCATAGATTATATTACCTGTTGCGGCGAGGGGACGAACCCGGTTCGCGTTCTGGCGGTTGTTCGTGTTGACGTTGCCGTTGTTGAAGTTCACGTTCCAACTGCTGGAAGCCGTTGCATCCGCTATCTTAGTCTTTCCCGGCTCATCACCGGGGGGATGCCCAATAAATAATTCTAATTGCTCACTCATAATCCCCTTGGCGATTATGACTCCGGCTTTGCGACTTGTTGCGATCCGTTAGCTTTTTGCCGTTGGAGATCTGCAACCGTTTTTTTGTACCAACCGGTACTTTGCTTACCGATGCTCTCTGCAAGCAGACAGATTTCGGCAGTTTGAGTCAGGCTGGTCAAATGTCGTTCTTCACACACTCTTAGCAGTAATTTCAATGCATCAAACTCACACAAAAACTTCATCAGATAATCTGCACGATGCTCAAGGTTCATATCTGTATTTGCATAACGGATATATTCGCAACAATGAACGGCAAGCATCATCAACTCCGTACCAAATTCATACCGGAACGCCTTGGGGAATTGTTGCCGGGCATCAATGATAAGGTTCAGAAGCTTATACATCGAATTTGATATAGGAAGGTCTTGTGTAAGTGCCATGTTAATTTTTTAATATTTTAATGTATGTATTAGAGGGGGCAAAGTTAATAACTGTAAAGCAATTAACACAATTTTAGCTCAAAAAAGTGAAGCTAAAAAGCCCCTGCCGGGGCTTTTATTTAGCTAACCCTTTAAGGGATAAAGAATTAAAGGGATAAAGTGTTTATTGCGGCGAGGGGACGAACCCGGCCCGCGCCCTGGCGGCCGTTCGTGCTGACGCCGCCGCTGTTGAAGCTCACGCCCCAACTGCTGGAAGCGTCATATTCGGTACTAGACCAATACCAGTCATTTGTAAATATATTTTGATTGCCAAACATAGAAGTTATGAGCTCATTGATTTCGGTTTTATACTTGGCCATAAGCATAAGTTCACCCAATGCGGGCAGGTTCCACACGGTTGTATCTTCAATTCCGTCAGATTCAAGCGTACAGGCTTTATAGGCTCTGGCAACTTCGGCGGCAGGGGCGCCGACAGTTCCCTGGGTGTCCTTGACGCCTGCAAGGGTTTCTATTATAACATCGGTATTTTCCTTGCCGTCGAAGGTATCATAGAGTCCTTGGTTACCACTGCCGTAGTTTTTCAGGCCGCGTAGGTCAGTTCCGTAGCCACCCCATTTGAACGTTTTATTGCCGCCTGCGTCAACGCAGTCGCTTTTGGCGATAATGAACTGGTGGCATTCGGCGCGAAGTCGGATGCCGATACGGATATACTTGGAGCGATTATTCGCGCTCATGGAGTTCCATTCGGAAGCCGTGAAAAAGACTTGTTCACCGTCTTCAATCCGGAGCGTAGCCAAAGAAAGGTCAAGAAGCGTACCTGACCATTGCATATATTTGGCGATGTCGCTTGCGGGGGTGTTTTCATTCACGGTTGTAAAACCTATTGATTTTAAGGCTTCTATCTGGTCTTGTTTATTCAAGCGCAGAAGCATGGCGTTGGCGATATTTTTATCCATTTTATTGTATAATATTAAGTTAATACTATTCGGAAGCAACAGCTCTCACATGAAGAAGGGCTGAATTTTTGTTTTGATTCGTAATACGCCCGGTATTCAGTTCGAACGCCCAGGCGGAGTTAGTATCCCAAATTGTTGATGACCAGTAGTATTTATCAGTCATCAGCATACTGTCACTACTCCAAAAGGTACGCATCATCTCATTGATTTTATCGCGGTAGCGGTACATCAGAAGCATTTGGCCAGATGAAGGAAGGAACCAGTTGGATTCATCCTCGATACCATCACTTTCCAAAGTGTAGGCACGGTAGGCGCGGGCGGCTTCGGCAGCTGGCGCACCGATCACACCACTATTATTTTGGTCTTTCAGAGTTGCGATAATAAGGTCGGTATCTTCCGCACCCGTGAAGCAGCCATACATGGCGCCCAGTCCTTTTTGATTCAGGCCGTCTATGGCTTTGCCCTGACCGCCCCAGTAGAAGGTGGTAGTCATGTCGGCATTATAGCACTCCTGAGCGGAAATTACGAAGGAGTGTCCGTGGGCACGGATACGAAGACCGCGTTTGATAAACAACTGTTTGTTGGTAACCGTGAGGGAATCCCATTCCTCACGGGTGAAATACCATTTGGAGTTATCCGAAATACGATTACAGGCAAGATGCAGATCAAGCAGACCGGCGGCCCACTTGATACGTTGTCCAAATTCAGATGCGCGGGAATTCTCGGTGACATCCGAGAAGCCCACGGCGTTCAGTGCTGCCACTTGTGCCTGTTTATTCAAGCGAAGCAGCGTTGCGCTTTGTTCATTCGTCATAGTTACTTGTTGATTAAATCATTAATATCCATATTGTCTTCAGCGAAGCGTTCGAGATATTCTTCGTAGGTTTCGCCGTTATAATATTCAAGGACTTCATTGATGTTGTCCAGCGTTACGTTATCGTAGTACGGTTCTCCGCCATAAGACTCATTATTGAACCAGTTGATCAGGTCGATGTAGGCATCTATGACGGTAAGGATGACAAGGCCGTCGATACCGGATTCAAGGGATTCGATTTCATCCGTTTCACGGATAACTGTCAGTTCATACGTGCCGTTGACTACCGGTTTATCCTGTCTGTTGCCGTCCTCATCCATTCCGGCAACTCCATATTCGAGAATGGCAAGAAGCTCGGAGCCGTCAGCCTTCAGTGTCATGTTCGAGATACGGAGCATGGAAAGTTTACGGGATGCCGTTTGTGAAGCGAGGACGTCACGGAGCATCTGAATGGCGTCAAGTTTAGGCGACGTTTCAAGACGCAGGCGTTGGACGTTCGGCATGGATTCTATTTGCAGGCCGGACGGGGCGGAAAGACCTGTATAGGTCAGTTCAGGAAGACCGACAAAACGGAGGCTTGTCATTGTTGGTGGAAGAGAGATGTCATTAATCGGAGAAGTCTCTGCAAGAGTGATGTTCTCCAGTTTGCTACCGGACGCATTGATATGGGCGATACGTGGGCATTTGTCGGTGACGAGCGTAGCGATTTGTGTGTTCCGGATATCGAGTGATACGAGGAAGGGCATTTCGCCGCAGTTCAGCGAGGTAAGCGGTGCGTAAGAACCGATGGATTGTTCTGTATGGGTGTCAGAGCCCAAGATAAGGGTTTCCACAAGTTGCATGGCGGAGAAGCTCACCGTACTTGACAGGGAGATTTCAGACAGGTCGAGCAGCTTCATGCGGTCAGCCTGATAGATATACAGCAAGGCGCCTTCCTCATGTGAGAAGTTGGTGAATACATATTCTTCGCCCGCTTCAAGGAAGCAGCTTTCGGAAAGGTTGCCGCTAGCGTCATTGCCGACACCGAAGTAACCGTTTTTAGCAGCGACAATCCGGATGGTGGCGTTTGATTTGGAAGATACGCGCCCGGAAATTACACCGCTGAAGAAATCACCGGTTTGGAAATAGCCGTCACGAATACGCCAACGTCTTTCGATGAAAGACGGAAGGGCGGTAAGTCCAAGACCTTGCAGGGCATAGAAGTAAATAGCATCAGAGGTGGCGGTATAGGAGATGTATTTCCGTTCACCGTCGTAAGAACTAACCAGTTTCTGCCATTTTTTGAGCCGTTTGTCAATGAAGAAATGCGTAGCTCCTTCGGGTGAGAACGGGTGCAGGGTGACGCCGTCAATGGTCGCCTGAACGTTACGCATGGCGGCGGCAACGGTACGCAGGGAGAGTTCCGTACCGGATGAGTCAGTCCACACTACTTGCTGGAGATAGATGTTATTAAACAGAACGGAGCCGTAGCCAGCATAAGGGTTAGTGAATGTTTCATCGCTCGTCCGGTTGGGGTCCACCTCGGCGTCAACCGTGCAACCACCGTCGTTGTCCTTGCTATTGAGCGTATCGCAGTCATAGATTTTATTCAGGTACATGCGCATGGCATCCTCGGAGCTGTACACACCGTCTGTTACGGAAGCATACTCTTCCAAGAACCACATCGGCTGCATATTCTTGGCGCGTTGGTCAGTGGCGGCAAGGTAGTCGGTGAAGATGTCATAACTCAAGACACTTTCTGGGCAGGCGAATTTATACAGGTTTTCCTTCCATGTTCTTTGCCAGTTCCCGCCTTTGGAGTAATCGCAGGAATCACAGAAGCGCAACCATCGGTAGAGGTTATAGGGCACTTTCTTACCCAAAGCGTAATCAATGGCGAGCTGGTCATCATCGACAAGCGATTCAAAGTAGTAAGTCCATGCCGGGAAGGTATCAGCAGAGATAGTTCCGTTATCCACGAGTTTTTGAACCCATGAGGACTTGTCCGTTTTCATGGCCATCATATCCTGAACAGAACCGACGCCCTGAAACCAGTCCATACCTTGGTAGTTAAGAAGTTCGAAACCTTCAACCGGATTCAGGACGTCACCGGTGACATTCCATTTGCCGTTTTCATACTTCATGGAACCGGACTGCTTTTTCCATGAGCTGTCCTGATACCTCATTATCCGGTACGAACTACCGCAATACAGGGAAAGCAGGTACACGCTGTCCGTATCGAGTCCGTCAGTCTGTTTGAAGCGTATCTCAATTGCGTCTAAAGTTTCGTCAGGAGTACCGAAGAACTCTATGAAGTCACCATAATTCAGGCAACCTTTGTTATAGCCGGGGGTATCTTTGAAGCCGAGGGCGAACTGTTCCCCTTTGTCTTCTTTCCAGTTGCCTTTGGCATGGAAATAGACGTTTTGCAGGCTGTCATCCTTACACCGATAGGTGGCTACCGGGTGATTGGCGGTGGAGTGGTTCATCTGCAAGTCTTCGATATGCAAGTCACCGCTGTCAAATGTTCCGTCAAATGCACGTTGGACAGGTGTCATATAGTTACCACCCAAGGCACGGTATGTAACGTTCATCATTTCACAGGCGCCGCAGTCGTTCGCATTGCCGGAATCGGAGTAATCGACTTTTACGGTAATGACATCGACCGGGATTGTATTATCACCGACCTGTACTTTGTTGATGGCAGCCAAGGCTATTGCACGGCGTCCTTCCTCCGTCGTATCGTCCGGATTAAGTAGTATGATTCGAGTGTCCTTGTTTTTGCCTTTGCTCTTGGCGAGGTAGTAGCGTTTATTCTTTACCGGGCGTTTGGCAGAGGTGGTTCCCTGGTTGCGGGTTTGGACACTCACGGCCTTGAAGTTACGCCACGGACGTTCGGGGTCAAAGTAATAGAGCGTGATGTATATCTTCGTACTGGTGGAAGTGGTGCCGTCCAGTGCTTCTATATCGGAGCCTTCATAGGGGCATTCGACAATGTAAGGCATACCGCGTGAATAGATTTCGGCAGCTGACGGGCGGCTTTGGGTACTACCCTCGGCTGTCTGGCTTTTAAGGACGTCCTCAAAGGCGTATTCCTTCACCATTACCTCTGTATCGGTCAGACGGACAAGGTAGTTCTTGAACGCCTGTGCCCATTCCATATAGGAGTTCCAGGCCATCATGTAATAAAGATACAAATCACCCAGTTTGCCGTCCATCGTTATATACTTGGTTTGAATCAGGGAGCCGCCGCCCGGAACATAACCAAGACAGGCGACTTCCTCACCGTTGAGGAAGAGTTTCATCATGGAATATCGTGTGCCGTCACGTTCGACGTAGTTGCTTGCAGGTTCAACAACTACGGCTACGGTTATCTTTTCACCCTGCCGGTAGGCGCGTTCTTCACGACGGGCGACACCATTGTTACAGAAGATGCCGACCACCCGGCCGGTGACATAGAAGCCGGCACCGGACGTTTCGTCATAGCAGCTAAGGAGCAGGGCATCATCATCGGTCACGTTCTTGGAAGCGAAAGCGAACTGGATGGCGGCACCGTTGGATTCGATGGACGAGCCGGCAAACGGGGCATGGTTTAATGACACGCCCACATTCTCGGCTACGCGAAGGCAGTTCTCACCCAAGAATGTGCCAAAACCGTTGGTAGTCCAGTTGGCACCGTCCACTTTCATTTCATAATTACCGCTGACAATGCTATGGTCAGTTTCCTGATTGGTACGGGATGAGAAGTCAAAGTTATAGATGGCGCCTTCTTTTATGGCGGCATCAATGGCGGAACCGCTAACTGTCACCCGGACAGGTTCGCTAGTCACGTCCTTGCATACGGCAGTATAGTTGACCGTATCGGTGCCGTCAGCCTTGTAGCCCTGCAGTTGTTGTTTGACCTGATAGGTTTTGTTACGACTGGCAGCAATTTGTGTTACCTGCACGTTATTGGCTTTCACGCTGACGGGTGAAGTCATTTCCAACGGGTCATAACAGGCAACATCAAGTTCTACGGTTTCGTACAGTCGGACTACTCCACCGTTTTTATCATCGTATCTCAAGGCAACAAGAGGTGTGGAACTATTCGGGTCAATTACCATGACAGCCGTGTAGATGACATTTCCTTTCACTCCGGATGCGACATCCGTTCCTTGGATGCGCAAGGGATAGGTACCGTGTTCTAGGCCGAGGGAAGCAGGGCGGATTACAACGGAGTGCGAGTAGTTGTCATTTACAACGGTGGTAGACAGGGATTGCCATTCACCATTAATCTTGATGTCAACCTGGGCACTGATACCTTTATCAGAGGTGTTGTTTCCGAACTTATAGAGTGGAAGGCTGAAACTTTCAGTTGTCGGAGTAAGCAGAGTTTCAGGGGTATAGTTGAGCACCTGCACACAGGTACAGGTAATATCAACAGCTGTTACATTGACATTCTTGGAACCGGTGTTGCCGCTTTCGTCAGTGGCTATCAGCTTGAATTTCCGAGTACCGGCAGCCGTAAAGTATGTGGTGAAGTCCAGTTCAAAGGAGAAGTCCTTCATGTCACCGGAAGATGCTTTGTTGACGGTTTCAGTCCAGACGGTAAGCCCGCTTTCACGGTCTACGAGTTCCAATTTCTCAATCAGGTTGTCAGAGGATTCGACACCGTTCGAGGTCACAGAACGAATGGCAGCAAAGGTTCGTAACGTGGAGCCGTAAGAGCCATAGACAGGTGTCGACTGGAAAGCAATGGCAACAATGGTACCACCAGTCTGACCGCCGCCACCCGTGCCGATAGCGAACTGCACTTCATCGCCAAGGGTTTCACCGGCAGCGTTCTTCATCTGAAGTTTTACAATGCCTTCTGTTTCCACGTTTACGTCGAGGTTGGCCGGAACATAGGCATAGGCGCCACCAGTTGAAAAGGCATCCTTTCCCCCTTCTGCCGGTTCATCGGAAGTTTCAACAACGGAACCGCCACCACCATTCCCGAAGGGTTTCCAAAGAGAAGGGGTCGCAAAATCGGACACAGCACCCTGGAACTGCCGGGTTTCCATTTCATACTCGCCTGTTTTGTAAGTAATGATGAGACCCGTTCGCTCATATTTGACGCCAGATTCCTGTTGATAGGAGACAATGGCGGCAATAGCGGTTTCAAGGGTATAGTGGCCATCTTTCAGAGGGCGGATCTCATCAACAATGACGATGGGGTGTGTTACATCGTCAGCGGGCGTGCCGCTCTTCATATCCTCAAGGGCTTGCTTATCCTCGGCGGACAAAAGGCCGGCTTGTTCAAGGGTAGCAGAAGGCAAACGGAAGCTGTCATCCGTTTCTTTACCGGTTGTTTTGGACACTTTTTTGAAAGATACATTGAGATAGGAAGCGTCAGACAGGACGGAGAATGAATCAGGTTTGATTATGTCGGAAGGGATATTTGTCATTGCATCCTCTAAAGCCTTTCCACGGTCGCCGGGGAAGGCTTCATCTTCACTTTCCCCAAGAGACAACGGTTCAGGCAGACATTCAGAAGGAACTTTACTTTCTTCGTTCAAAGGAGCGATACCGTTCGCTTTTCCTATCCTTTCCTCAAAGTCATTTATTACAGAGGTCCATTTGCCCCATGTAACACTCTCATTGGAAACAATACCTATTCGTGAGATTGTACAAACTGTACCTAAATATACACCTTCGGCATTGTCTGACATGGTAGCCAGTTGTATACACGAAGTGAATGATTGACAAACCTTATTAAGCTCCAACCGTTCAATTTGTATATTTACAGGAATCTTAGACGAATCAACAGACAAAATACACCGATAATTCCCAATAGAAGAATCCCCGGAATACATTGTTTTTAATTTATCTTTAAAGCTACCAATAGTAGTAAAAGAGCCAATACTTTTAAATGGGTCAGTCAAAGGATTGGATTTATCAGACACTCCTGTTATACGTTTCAATAACTCGGCGTCTCCATCCGATAAATCTTTTGCAATCTTATTGACATTCTCCACTAATGCATCAAAATCACCATTCACCATTTTAGCAATGGTACTTGAAAGTAAATCAATAGATATTTTCCGACCGCCACTAACTTCAACGTACATATCTTTGGATAGCTCTGTTGTATCAGTCAGTTGCTCTATTGTAAGACTGTTTGTCTTCAACGCTTGTAACACAAGGCTAATAATCTGTTGTTTTTCTGTTTCTGTCATAATTCTCTTTTTTAATCATTTTCATATACCCATACAAGCTCAATGGTCATACCAAGATTATCTATGTCGCAATCATAGACATTATCAAGATAAAGTTGGAACTCCTTCAGAGCACCAATATCTCCACCGTTAATACCTTTCAAGACACATACACCATCCCTACTGATTACACTCCCTTCAATGAGGTTAGTATACGAATCTCCTTTATATAGTACAGCACGCAAATTTATCGAACCGTTGTCCAAATCGTTCTTTAGTCTATCCAGTCCATTAACTGTAAGTTTACCGTAACCTCTTCTACCAATATACTTGTTATCTATGTCAGTCGTCTTGATTGCAATCAAATCCCAATATGAATTTTTATCAACACCTGGGTGATGAATACTGTTGACAGTAACCATAGTATCACTATTAATAGAAACTCCAGTATTAGGAATAGCCTTAGTCATATTGATATATGCTCCGACCTCTGCAACCCCACTTTCTGAACCATACTTGATACTACGCATTCCTTCATCATCTGCTATCCTATAAGCACCGCTTTGTACACACCTCATAGCAAGCTGGTTATTCCATTCCAAAACTGGATTCATCGTTCTTACCTTCTGTAACATTTGATTGAACACAAAACTCTTCAATCCCTCTATTTGCTGGTTAAGTTCCGGAACATTACTTTCCTTTCTGGTATATCGAACACCATCAAAGTAGACGTAATTACAGCATAAGACACGATTCAATAATTCAGCAAACCACACAGGGCATCCCATCCCATTTCCAAGCGTGAATAATACTGTTGTATATTCGTGGCTGAATAGCTCAACAATATCCTCATCAGAGGTCACGAACTGCTCATTATCCACACCGAACGTCCATCCGTTATCTTTGAAACCACCAGGAACGCGAAAATCAAAAAAGTATTGCATCCCATCTATCCACCAGACAGCATCAAGACGCTGCTTATTATCTTTCATTGAATACTGAATAAGGCTGGTTTCTGATAACTCACATTCATCGTCCGTAACTTTAAAAATCTCACTCGTATTCCCATTAACTGTTACAGTATAGTATCCACATGGAAGCAATGAAATGTTATAGAAATAAAGAATCTTATCATCATTCATCTTCCATGAGCTTAATGATACAGGTGTAGATATATTACTTAAAAGATTATTAATGTAAACTATAGGCTCCTGCTCTTTGGCTGTCAAAATCAATTCAACAAAAATCCTGTCTGTACGTGCGAATAATTGCACATATTTACTCTTCGCTCCAAATTTATCGGTAGACGGAGAAAAAAACAGTGGGGTAAACGGGCTTATAATCATATTTCTAGGCTTTTGTTATTGAACGGACAAATAAATCATACTTCACTCCCTCGTTTCTCTCAACTGTACTACTCACCTCTTTGATGTAGCCCTCGTAAACTAGATCATCTTTTAAGATTTTAATCGTTTCATCATCTGTTGGTGGAATATCTTCATTATAAGTTGTGAATGAAACATCTCCACAAGTTATAATACCACTTTCAACGTTAAAATCATCTTTCATTCCTATACCATTGACAACAACATCACTATTACCGTCAGAAGAAGAATAAGATAGTTTTTTAGTGAACATACCAATATAGCCGGCATTTGCTTGCAATATGCCTCCTTGCCAATACATGGTATTAAACATCGTTTCAGGATCAAGTACACCACTTATTTCCCAACCGCTCCTTATAAGCCTATACTCTTTATATGTTTGTACTCCGCCATTATCATGTAATGTAGTACTGGCACAAACAAAAAACACATCATTGTCACTTTCACTATCCGTTGTATCTTGGCCTCTCTTTTGCGATAAGAATTCAATTCCATAAACATCAGCACGGTAAGGGCTAATCAACTCTAATACATTATCAGTTATATCAATGCCAGTAGTATATTCAGTAGTAAATCGGAATTCGTCACGACCATTCATACTTTCATAGTCCTGTTTATCATATCCTACCCTAACCAAAGAATATATTCTTGATGAATCAACCTTATACTCAAAACTAGAAAAGCTGCTATTTAAATCCTTTACATTGTTATCACTAAACAATTTGTCCCGGTGTTTAAAAAAAACAGTGACACCATTGATCACAGGCACAAAGCCAAAAACTGTTTCCATCCAGTTTTTAAACTTTGTATAAGAAGTATATAGCTTAGCTTGGGGGATTCCACGGATACTTTCAGCAGCTAATATCACGCAATTATCTAACCTTTCATCAACACCTGAAGCTATTTCACCATAGATACCTTCATTTCCACCATTCATGCTTTTAAGCAATCGGTTTAACACATCAATAGGTCTTATTGCATCCACATAGATAGGGTTAGCTCGAGAAGTAAAGCGTGTCTCAAATTTGAAATTACGAAAATAAATATTGCCAGTAGAAGCATTAACTCTGTTAAATGTTACCATCAAATCAAAAAATAAAGCCTGCCCTTTAGTCAGATGAATCTTGATGGATTCATTCAGATTACTTGGGGTAACATCCCCCTTATTATACCCCCATCTTTTCAACTCGACTAAACGACCATCTTCGTAACGCCCACCTAGAACAATTTCAGCTTTAGTTGTATACGCATCACTATAACTGATATAGTATTCAAAACTAAAATTCAATACTATATCAATGTCGGACAAGGCTTTAACAAATACATTTGGATCATCTTTCGATTCCTGTGGTGCATCATAAAACTCAAGAGGTGAATCCCGTGACGGAAGTTCACCACCAGAAATATATAAGGGAAGCGAATATGTTATAGCTTCTACATATATTCCTTTGTCAATTACAATATATTGCAAAGAAGCATCATTTTCTACAGTATTACCACCTAATGTATGCGGTTGACTATAATTCATACTTACAGAATCATAATAAAGCTGATATACATCTTTTATCTCATCTACCGAATATTCGTACTGCGTTCCTTTGTTAGCCTTTATGATATTAGCGACACTATCATCTATCGAATTAATAGAAACAGTATTTCCATCATAAGTTAATGAACCGAAATCCAATCGACAACTAAAGAATTCTTCATAAGTATGAGAATTAGTTATAGTATAAACGGTGATACTAGCATTAGAAGCCAGGTATTTGCTCAAATACTCCTCCAATATGAGATCATAGGCTTCTCCCACAAACTGGAATTTTGAAGTAAAGGTTCTAGTTATTCCTTCAAGTCTGGAGCGTTTACGGGAAAACTTTATTTCATCCCAATTCTGAATACAAGATTTGGGAATTTCATAGATAATACGATCAACGGTAAGCACATATTTACAAAGCATTTTAACTCTTTTTGAATGTTCACGAGCAAATATATAGAAAAAGCCAACCGGTTTCCCAGTTGGCTAAATTCTTGAAAATCATACTTTGCCAAAACGCCACATAATTCACTGGCTATCAGTGAATAAAATATTATTTTAGAAAAAAGCGTTTTATTTATAGCTATTTTATATCATGATCATCCAAAGTGTTTAAACTTCTCAAACGTTTACTTCCAAATTTGTTAGATAATACACCATCAAAATATAATTCAGGTGTCCATTTAGTTAATGCCCCAACAACTTGATCAATAATGCCAGCTGCAATTCCCACATAAGGATTCCATAAGCCAAGTCCAGTAACAGCCCCAAATCTTAACCATTTGGTTATTAATTGTTCCCCTTTCTTAGCTATTAATATATTTTGAAGTTCTCTCCAATCATAATCATTCCCAGCGATCCATTCTCTGAATTTCACTCCATGAACATTCTCCCTGACCTCTAATATATCTTGAAGTGTTATTGCCCCTTTATAATATAAAATAGAAAGATCTGGAAGAGCTTTACTTTTTAAAACCTGATCAATATTTCCCATCAATGACTGATCTAATTCACGACCACTTTTCAACGTTAACCAATATTTAGCATTCCCTTCCATTCCTATTTCATTCATTCTAAACTCACGTGACCAAACCAATGTGCGTTCAAGAATAAATAGCCTCATTATAGTAAAAGCATCATCATCACAAATATTAAACAAATCTTCAGTTTTAAGATTTAAATGTGCTTTTAACACAGGAATATTTATATCTTCTAAAGTATTATCTAGTGCTATACTATCTAAATAGCCTGATGCGTCCTCCTCTAATAATTCATGATACAATACATGATATAAATAACTATATTGAGAAATCCGGTATCTATTCGACAATCTAGAAATAATATTTAATCGCGCACTATCTGAAGGAATTTGAGTATTCCAAAAAGAAAAATTCTGATCCTCAAATGCCATAATTTTGGGAGAAGACCAACCATCTAATATTTTCAATATATCTTTGGATATTAACAGACTCGTAGCCTCAATCCCAAATACTTCAATAAATTCTTCTAACGAAGTAATACGTATATATATTTTATCATGTAGTAATAATGAGTTTATTATATTCTTAATGAAATACAATCTTTCAGGTAAAATAAATTCAGGAAATGTATTACCATCCCATCTATCCAAATATACTCCACCTGATAATTTTTTAACTCTATATGAAAAACTATCTAACAATATTGCCATATCATGCTTATTTAGTGATAATACAAATATATAAATAAATTTCTATAAGAACCAAAATCACACAATATTAATAACCTAGAGCATGAAATATCATTTTTCTTCCAAATGAAATACGACTTCTTACAGTTCCGACAGGAATGTTCAGGATTTCACTTATCTCATCATAAGAATACCCACTAGCATAATACATCACACTATCAATACAACGGGATTTTTTAGCACACCGTTGTATTGTGGAAACCAAATCATCAAACAGTATTGAATGAGCTGTACAGTTAGAAATGGCACTTCCGTCTACCATATCAAGCCCTGTAAAATGTATAAGGGAATTTCTATTGTATCTTATTATATAAGTATTCCTCATTATAATAAGGCACCACGGTTGAAGTGGTTTAGAACAATCAAATTTATCACGATTCACAAGTAGCTTATAAACTGTATCACCGGCTAAGTCTTCAGCATCTTGCATGGAACAGCAGAATTTTCTTGCCACCTTTAATATCCAAGGATATATTTCTGATAATTCCTTTTCAAAGTCCATTGTCAGCCCTCCTTATTAGGTGTATCTTCGGTTCGCCATTAATGCACCTTTCCACGTATTCCCGGTGCATGATACTTTGCTCGTGCATTTCCTTAGCAGAACGCTCGATTGAACTAATAAGAGTGCCTATATCGGGGGGCAATAAGGCAATCATTTTTTTTACCTCGGACACTTCTGCTGTTATCCGATTACACTTCGTCTCTAATGTACGTAATTCTGACAATAAAACATTGTATAAATGCCTATTTATACAATGGATGCTGTTTTTTCTATTCATAAAAAAGTCGTTTGTGATTCTAAAGGAGATGTACAAACGACTGTATGAAATAATTCGCTTTAATTAAAAATTAATCGAATTACAGCATATATGTAAATACCAATATTATCATGTGCTTCTTTTTCTGAACGATATTTCAACATCGGCTTGATGAACAATATTTGCGTAGACAGCAGCATTAATTACACGGGAATCTATACTCATTTTAAAGAATGTCATTAGAAAAGCAATCTCGGCATCGAAAGAAGAACGAATTTGTTCAGGAGTAACCTTATTTCCTTTATGTTCCTCACTGCGTCTTTCCTCATTCCGTTTTTGCTCAAAAATTGCAGAATGAAGCAAATAGTCAATCTTCGATGTTACCTGTTCATCACTCATATTCCGAGAATCTACATTTAGTTGTTCCAATACCTGACGAACATCATCATAAAAGCCAAGAGAAACAAGAGTCTGACATATACGAAGGCTCAATAGTTTGGCACGTTCTTTCAGCATATCCTCCTTGTCCATTACCATAGCCTTCATATTTGAAGGATTAACAATACTTCTGTATTCAATGAGCAATTTAGATGCTATCTCTTTAAGCGTGCTCTCTGACACAAATTCGCGATCCGAAAGCAAACAAGCATAGTTTCCACATGAAAGCTCAATGAAATCATTCAATGTTATCTGATTTAATCTTTCAATCATGACTATTTCAGTTTAGATAACTTATACAGTTCAAATTCACGGTTAGAAGCATCTTGGCGTTGCATTTTTAGACTCTTCATTAAAAGGAGATTTGTTCTATCAACCCTTTTTTCTAACCGGGAATAATCATTGAAAACAATGGTGTTACCGGAAGAGGATGCTAAATATGTCGGTGAAAATGTAGGAAAGTCCCAATCCGGCATATCAAAATTAGAGATATCTACCTTATCAACATCAGGAAAGACTTGCGCACCTTTAGGAATATCAACTAAAGTTGGAGTATCAGGAGTAATCCATGCTTTTCCGGAATACATGATAACTTCATGTTTACCGGCATCACCAACCAAAGCAGCACCGCCGGGGTGCCTATCATTACCTTTAGTACCTTCTGCATAAGAAGGAATAGGAGTGGCAAGAATTGTTGCTACTTGCATAGCCCCCATCGCCCCGATAACAGCAGCCATTACAGCACCGGCAATCGGACCTAACTGGAAAGCTTCCATAATACCACGAGCTGTTGCAATTCCAGTTTCTGCAACTTGTACTCCCTTATGCCAAACAGCTTGTTTATGGGCAATCTCTTGCTTTTGTTTTTCCAACTCCTTATTCTTGGCTTCTGTCTGATCCTTTGCTGCCCGTTTACGCGCTTCCGCTTCCTCTTCGGATATAGCTCCAGACTCTGCCAGATTCTCAATTCGTTCAATATCCTCATCATACTTTTCCTCATTAGCTTCCCGCTCTTCTTCTATTTTCTGAATCTGACCATCATAAATAGAAGAGACTAAGTTTCCAATAGCTCCCACAGCTTGAGATGCAGTTTGAAGCCATTTTTTCAAGTTCTTCTGACGTTCTTTCTGTGCTTTCTCATCCGCTTTAGTAACTTTATTGATAGCATCTATTTCCGCTTCTGCTTCTTGCTGGGAAAGGTCCGCTTTCAATTTCTGTAACTGCTCTGCAATCTTTGCCCTATCCTCTGCACTCAAATTTTCGTTTCGAAGTTCCAACTCCAACGCATCAATTGCAGCTTCGGTTGTTTTACGTACATAATCTAATTTTAACTGATACTCAAGTTCTGCATACTCTTGCTGGGTTATTTCCTTAGAAGCTAACTGTTTTTTAAGAGCAAGCGTATCCATAACATATGCAGCATCCCGGATTTCCTGCTCATGCGCCGCATTCTCTGCTATTAATTGCACCTGATCGGATGCATGTCTTTCGTAAAGTTCTTGTTTCTTTTTTGCATATTTTTCGTCAATGAGAAAAACATCTTCACCAGTTTTCTCCGCTGCATCAATTTCTGCTTCACGTTGCAATTCCAACTGGTGCAATTTCAAATCAAGTTCTTCCTGGGACCCCTTTTTTACAACAGCAAGAGCGTTCTCAACATCCTTCTTCTCACGATCAGAATTATACTTAATAGTAAACTCATCTAGCTTTTCCTGCATTTCCTTAGCTAAATTCTGACGTGTAGCAATTTCCTCTTTGCTATTACCCTTGACGGCAGCAATCTTCTTCGAGTAAGCAACACCAATTTTAGCAAGTTCTTTCTCCAGTCCCTCATCCATAAGAGCTAGTTCTGACTCCTGATAAGTTTCATGAATTTTCAGCTTCTCTTTGAGAGCTTTTTCCTGTTCACGTTTTTCTTTATCAGTAAGGACTGTTATACCTGAACCATTTTTGTCGTTACCCTTTGGACGGAACTTTTCTGCAATCACATCAAGTCCACGATTAAACTCATCGCTAGATGCTATTTTGAATAAGTTTTTAGAAAATTCCAACTGAGCCTTATCCGCTTTTTCTGCTTCCGATGTGTAATAGCCAAACATTTTAGCAGCACCATTCTTTATCCAAGACATATCTTCAAACTCTGATGTTGCATATTGAGCACGAGTTTTCATCCGTTTTAAAGCTTCTCTCTCTTGGGCCGTTACTTCAATACGTTTATTTTTCATTTGAATAACAGCTTTTGTGTATGCTTGTTCCTCTGTATCACCAGCATCAATAAGCCTCTTATATTCTGCCTGAAAATCTTTTTCTACTTCCAATAACTTTTTGTTCGCATCTTTTTTTGCAAGTGTTCTAAAATTATAATCTATCTTTTCTATTTTTTCTTCAGGAGATTTCAAATCATTGGCGATACCTCTTATTTTATCAGCCATCCAATTAAGAAACTCCTTAGCAGGTCCCGTTGACTCGGAGAAAGAAAGCATAAACGCTTCCCATGCTGAAGATAAGTTAGCAAGAGCTCCATGAACATTATCTCCCATCGTGTGAGCCATATCGCCCAATTCACGTTCTACACCAGTAATCTGTTCTCTAAGTGGTAATATTTTATCAACAGCGGTGAGAAAGGCATTAAAAGCGGCAACACTACGCTTATCAGTTAATTCAAGAGTAGTATTCAAGTCTACCCCTTTTTCTTTTAGCGATTTCAATCCTTCAACTAACTCAGGCAATGTTTTAACGGGCTTACCTAACGCCTTTGCCAGCTTTCCATTACTATCAGCTAAATTTAGAAAAACATTACGGGTAGCAGTAGCAGCCATTGAAGCATCAAAGCCGGCATCCGATAATTTACCCAACAAAGCCAAAGTATCTTCAATACTGAAATTAAAGGCTTTTGCAACCGGTCCAACAATTGGTAATGCAGTAGCGAGATATGAAAACGACAATGCGCTTTTGGTTGTTGCGACAGCCATCGCAGACACATATCTTTCAGTTTCTCTTGTATCAGCATTAAACATACGAAGAGAAGCACCTGCCAATGAAGCCGCATCTGCTAATTCTGCCCCGGTAGCTTGTGCAAATTTTAGAACGTGCTCTGTTGCATCTAATATTTCTTTTCGAGTAAAACCCAGTTTAGCAAGTTCTATTTGCAAATCCGTAGCTTCGGATGCAGTGTATTTCGTTGTAGCACCCAAACGTTGAGCATCCGCAGTTAACTCCTTCACTTTATCAGAAGTGGTTCCTAATATTGCAGCAAGCCTACTATTAGCTAATTCAAATTTAACAATATCACCTACTCCTTCACGCAGTTTTGTAAATAAAGCAACAACTCCACTAACAACAGCTTGTGCACCAATATATCCAGCTGCCCACCCTTTTAAACCAGCACCAACTTTACTTAACCCAGGAGCAAGCTCTGTATTAAGCATCCTACCGGCATTCCGGGCAATAACACCCATATTCTGCATGGATTTATTACCGTTCTGTATCTCAACCCATGCAGCCTTTACTTCTTCCCGGTATGCACCGATAGTCATTTTCTGTTGACTATATCGATCGGAATTTCGCTTTATGTAATCGGTATTGATTCCGATTGTAGAATTAAGACGGGCAAGTGTACGAATATAGTTTTCATCCGTATCTTTCAAAACATCAACAGCCTTTTGCAGCTGCTTATTCATTTCCTTTGCTTGTGAACGGCTATGTACTTCCTGATTAGTCAAGATAATAGCAGTTCTGATAAGTTTTAAACGTTCTTCTTCAGATAGAACAGCTTTCTTACGAGTAGTATTACCGGCATTCTGCGCTTTTGTCAAGTTAGCTTCTGCTTTAGCAGCCTTTTCCAAGGACACAGCATTATCCGAGTTTGCTTTGGTTAGTTTCTTCAGTTCAGCAGCAGATAATTTCTCTACATTTAGCTTTTCCTCTATCTTCTTACTGACAGTTTGAGTTATTTCAGACTGTCTTCTAAGAGCTTCGGTTAATTCAGCAGATGCAGAACCAGCCGTTTTTGCTTGAGTATTATAAAGGTTACTCAACTTTTCAAGATCAGCAACACCTTCTACATTTAGTTTCAAACCTTTTGCTAATTCTTTGGCCGCATTAACATAATCAGCCCTCACACGCTCAATAGTATTATCAAGCTCCACCAATTTCTGCAAATCGTTCTCATCAACGAAATCTTTTAATTTTAAATCTGCCATAATTACAGGTAATGTCTATATTCAACAATCTTTCCTTTTATCTCAACTCCTAGTTTATCAAAAGCATAGGTACCATCTTCTTTCTGATAAACGACATACATGCAACCATCCAAGACAGCTGCTTTCTTTGCAAGATCACTGATACGTTCCAGTTCACTCTGCATCTTTTTTATTTCGCAACTACAAGCCATTTTCTACCGATATCCACATTCTGAAAAGAAACGTTCCATCCAGGGACGGAGATACATAATATTAAAGTACTCTTTAGCTGTATCACCAATGCCTAAAATCTGCTCACCGTATTTCTTCTCAATAGAACTACCGTCCGTAAATCCTTTCGTTGAGAATCGAAGCCCGGAATCAATTCTATCGGCAGTTATGCTATCATAGAAAGTACCAGTAATAAAGAGGTTAGGTACCTCAACCGGACGCGGTGGCAAATAAAGCATCTCACTTCTAAGAGGCGGAGTTATCCTCTCCTTCCATCGTTTATATTGTTCCGCACGGTTCTGCCAGGGACCGGGCTCGTTAAAATAGGTGTCAGTATCATAATCAGGATTCAATAGATGTTCGGTACCGTCCAAGCCGGAATATAATTGTTCCTGAATACAATCAACGAGCACATTCTTATGTTCTTCCATACACCTAATACATTCCTCTTCAAACCCGGATGCAATGGAATGAATAACTCTATGTAATTCATCAAAATCTGCCATACAGTAAAATTATAACGGGCCGGGCTGTAATCACACCCCAGCCCGTCGGTTACTTAGTTATCGCATCGTACACTTCCGAGAGCTTCTTCTTACGGTCAGCTTCCTTCAGTTCCTGCCACACGACTTTAATGTGTGCATTAATAAACTCTTCCTTCGTCATGCCCTTCACAGCAACCTCGACGAACGTAACATTATCTACCTTCATGACACCTGCTCAATACCTCTGATTCCTTTTTCATACAATACAGAAGGAGCTTTCAACGAAGGAACCGCCCCGGCTTTAGGAACAATGGTAATGATACCATCCGAATATGTAGCAGAAGTTACGTTATTCATAACTTCAGCAGCACCATCAGCAATAAGACTGCCAAATTCTTCTGTACGGTCATAACCACCAACAACTTCAACTATTTTGTAAGTATTTTCGGCCTCCAACTTTTGAAACACAACATCAACCAAGCCTTTAACGAAATTCTTGGGATTGAAGTCTAACTGCACGTAGTCAAAGTGCAATTGGCTGTCTTCCACATCTTCATGTGAAAAACTAACAGTCATCGCAGACTTAGCACTACTGGTCGGGTACTGTGTCACGGTCGGGTAAACAGTAGACATCGGAATACCGGCAAGGATATCAGTGTCATCATTATAACCGATCAACATATTATCCTGATTCCAAAAGTAAACGTCCCATCCTTTATTGGCACATTTCAGAAGCTGGGCATTCAAAACCTCATCAAATTTCTTCAAAGTGAAGGTGTCTGTTTGAGCGCTAAGCCCGTTGTATTCACTTGCACCGTACCCTACAGGATTAACTTGAGGCTCTCCACCATTCTTGGCATACTCCAGGAATGGCAAAATAGGGTAAATACGCCCGGGACGGTCTGCATGGCACAATTCGAGCAACTTCTCACCTGTTATATCAGCAGGGAGTTTGACACCATGTTCTGTCAAGATAGCACCTTTGACCTTTTTCCAGTCAATGCTACAAGCAGAACTACCAGTGTTCATCCGGGAACCCTTACACGTTCTAATCTTTCTCATTTTCTTCTACAATTAAGATTATTAATTTTTATTTCCATCGAGCGTATATTTATGGCATCAATCGGCTCGCTCACAGCCTCACCGGAATCTGTATAGGCTCCGTATCTGCCATATGAATAGTTTTCTGAATAACTATGTTTCACTTTTTCGTCATAGTCGCAGTCGAACCGAGAATCTTCATATAATACTTCCAATAAACGTTTATAGATTGGCCGAAGGATATTTTTAAAAGATGTGGTTCTGCGCATCTCATTGCTCCACTCTTTACAAGAAGAACATGCTATAATTAACGAAACCTTTGCTTTTGAAAAATAATCCGCGTCACCTCTATCCTCACTAATTGGAGTGAATAGTGCAACCAATGGAAACTTCCTTTCAGACTGGGCAGAAGACTTACTGTATTCATCTAAAATATCTTTGATATATTGACTGCTACCGAAGATGTAATTCAACCTTGGGGACTTCATAACTTTAGTTCCCCCTTTCCCATTTGGATAGAGAATTTCAAGCCCTTCTGGAAGTTCCTTTACAATCTCCTCAAACAGTTCTGTTATATCTAAATCTATCATAAATTGAAAGCATTAATTGGGGTCAAAAGATTCTTGGTTATTTTCACATCGAAAGGACAATCATTCGACATAGCCCATTCAACAAACTGTTTATTCTTCTCTACCATGCTATTCCATGTGCTTACTTGTCTCTTCAAAGGAGCTATATATTCATTAGCACATTTCAAACGGACAAGCCCGGTTATTGTAGCCTGGGTGTTTGCGTCACGAAGAATATGATAAAAGACATAGTCAGCGAACGGTTCACACAGCTTCTCGCATAATACTGCATATCCGGACTGGGGGGCTTCCTTCTCTTCTGAAATATCAACTTCATCTGAAGAATCTTCCTTTTCCCGTTCAATAAGCTCCAAATAATCTGTGATAGCTTGGGAAAGAGTCACACCAACAACATTCCGGAGAAATTCGGGCTGAAATGCCTTAATATACCCATTTATCACCTCATTCACAGCAAGAGATTGGGGCGAAGGCATTTCAGCGACCGAAACATTCTCAATATGCCTGGGACCTGACATAAAATATGAAACATCAATCAACATAGCGATAGTTATTTAGAGGTCTTGCCTTTCCCGGTTTTCTTTTCATCTTCTACGGAAACGGCTTTATCATCTGTAACAGTTACCTCCTTGGCATCTTCCTCTTGCAAATCTTTTGAATCGGCAACCGGAAGATTCTTTTCATCAGAAGGCACCTGTACTTCAAGTTCTGCAATGCGAGCTTTCATTGTTTCACGCTCTTCTGTCAGTTCAACAATTGTCTTATCTTTCTCTACAATGGATGCAGTAAGCCTGCCAATCTCTTCATTTTTCTCTGCAAGCATACATTCCAATGTCTTTCGGGCATCTTCTTCTGTAACAAGACCACATTCGGAAATAGGGATGAGTTGAATCATCCCTCTATTAATCCGAATGCGTTGCTCTTTAAGCACATTGGTTACATCCTTATCGTTACCTCTAAGTATGTAATCCATAATCCTACGCTTTAGTTATTGCAGTCTTCAATGCGGCCAAATCCCCATAAGCGAAAGCCCACGGCATATAAATCGGGAAGATAACTTCTTCTTGTGCCATCAGCACAACCTCATTGCAAAGCTTGGTCTCCACATCTTCAGCCCATTCAAGTGTCAAAGTGGTATAATCAACCAAATTTGCAGCTTGGTTAAAGTCACCTAAAAGATACTTACCTGGAAGAATACCACCATACTCGATAATCGGACGACCGGCAATATATTTCACCCCATCAACCATTTTAACGATACCAAGATTACGTCCTGTCGTATCTTTCTCTGATTCCATACCGTTAACAGTCATTGGATTAAGAATAATAGCATTCGGAAAATACTGGGCATATGTCATTGCGGCGAAAGCTGTTTTCACTACATCTTCAGAGTTGGGTTCCTCAATGTTCTTAAAGCCGGCTTCATGAACACTGAATGTCATTTTATCCGTAGCCGTTTCAGCACCGGAGAACGCGACACCAGGAATAAGGATACGACCATCTTCCATTTTCACAAGAGCGTGTGTTTTGTTCAGTTCTGTAAGAACAGCGGCACCAGCGAACGTGATACTCATTCCATCAAGAATCAAATCCTGTGGTTCTGCAAACTCTACAATTACATCCTTATCACCGTTATATCCGGTAATAGCTTTTACAGCACCGGCGGCACCTGTAACAATGGCTGTACTAATAATCTTCTCTACAGAAGTCACCCCAGTATTATTAATAATACCAAGCAAATTCTCACCATTACCGTCACCAAACAAAATGTTCCAGTCTTCTGCCATCCAAACAGCTTCAGGAAGCATGTTCAAGATGTAGGAACGAATGTACACTCTTGATTTCAACATACGTTTTGAGATACGGATATGAGTACCAAGGCGCTTAGTTCCTGTCTGTATCTCTTTTACCTTGATACTTGATTCCGGTAAACGACCGTTCTCTGTTACAAAACGGGCATTGCGGTTGAAAGCATATACTTGCGCATAGGCGAGTTGAGGATATGCAGGATCAGCTGTCAGCGTCGTTAATACATCACGCATATGCAACTTTTTGTTGGCAACCTGAGTCACAACACGTTTCTGTTGTTGAGTAATCAACAAATCACCGGTGTAATTGTCAGTCATGGAAACGACATCTTTCAAGGAGAAGCCGTTAAACTCTCCTGATTTGCGTGTTTTTCCTTCTGCGAAATCTCTGAATTTTTCAGAATCAAGCATCTCGTTCAACTTCTCATCGAACTTGTTGATAGCATTCATAGACAAGCCCTTTTGTTTCATTTTCTCAATACTTTCTCCAAGGGTCTTTACCTGGGCAACGAGTTCTTCATTGTCTTTAACCAATTGCTGGAACTTCTCATTGTCATAGGATTTCAGCAATTTATTAATATCGTCAAACTGTTTTGATACCTCATCCGGTGATGCAATTCCTTCAAGGGACTTGTTTACTACTTCACACATCATGCCGACGATGTTTTCCATAAACGCCTTCTGTTCTGCCGGCAAGCCGTCCGTTTTCAGATTAAAATCTGATACTGTAAATTTTCTAATTGGCATAAAATTTAAATTTTAAGTTATTTATTCTCGAAACAGCTATTCAAACTCTTAAAATCGAGTAAAGTGCCATTATCAGCGGCTTTAATCGTCACTTCATCGTTCCCATTTTCCCCGTCATTCTTTTCTTGAGTGTCAACAGACGGCTCATTTTTTCCGGTGGTATCTTCAGAAGTGTTTTGCAGAATAGCATTCGAACGATATACTTTTCCCCAACAGTGGGGACATCTTACATAATTCATAAGGTCTTGTAGACCCTTTTGAGAAAATTCTTTCTTTTCTGATTTGACAGAATCAATAAGAGAAATTACTTGGGTTCTAATCTCCGGAGTGAGCTTCTCCATTTCTTCCCTTACAATGTCCTGTGTTATCCATCTCTGATAATCAGCAGCATAATCTAATACCTGTTGGGCAAAGGTATGCTCTGTTTCTGCATCATAATCAAATTGATAACCACAATGAGGACATGAGACAACGGCACCACCGTTGAGGCTCTTCAGTAATAAACTTAATTCCATATCGTATCCTTTTAAACGTTCATCACTATATCCATGCTGCAAGAACGCTTTCCGGACGAAATCAACAGCTTCCTTTACCTGGTCAGCAGTAGCAGACTTGATATTCACAAGGAACGTCTGTGGATTACTCCCCCAACTTGTCAATGTTGAATATTCCATCATACGCCATTCAAGCACCTTACAAGGATCGATAGAATCCCTTTTGATGGCTTTTACTCCGATAGAGTGTTCTAGGGTTCTTCCATTCTCTGCAAACAGCTTATAATCAGCTAACGTATCACGGCCAATCTGTTTTTCAAGATTTAACTGACCGACCATAACCAAATTACCTTCTGTTTCCTTACCACTCAACGGAACACCTAACAACTGGTCTGTACGATGATTCAGGAACCAACGCATCCGACCAATATTTTCTTTCAATGTCTTATTGAATGAGCCGGGCATAGATATGTCATTTTGTGAGTCCTTCACACCGATACCGTTCACCGCAACGGTAACGATACCCTTCTCATCAACATCATTTGCCTTTGTCTTGTACTGAAGGCTTTTGATTTTCTCTTCCATCTTTTTCATCTCCACTTTTAGTGTTAAAAACTCGATTTACTTTATCCAGTTCCTCATCTGACATATCAAATTTCAATTTGTCAAACAAGGGATTTTCTATCATACTTTCGCCTATTTGGGCACGCCAGTCATTGAGTGTTATAAGCCCACATGAGAATTGTTCACGACAACGTTTATTTATATTTGTCTTTACGTCTTCGGATTCTTTCAATCCTTCCTGCAAACAATCAACATCAGAGAAATCACAATCCAAATAATATCCCCCTCCTTCAAGACCAAGGAAAGCTGTAAAATCCTTGCAGAATTGTTTGGCCATAGGAATAACAGTTGAACAATATACGCTCTTTTCAGCAGTAGCCTGATTGCTAAATGTGGACTGGTCTTTTCGCGGAACAAGAACGGCAGGGATGCCGTATGCCCCTGCAATATTTATTGCATCAGCCAAAGTCTCTTCAAACGGCTGTAACTCTGCAATAGAAAGATTAGTACGAACAAAGTCAATGTCTGCATCTGAAATACCATAAGGTACCTGGCCCTTCCTTACACCATACTTCTCAAAATTTTGCTTCAAAAGCTGTTCCTTTTCATCGTCAGTCAACGCTATTGAACCGGTAGCATCAGTTTTCTTACTTACAATAAAGCCCAATCCACCCCGCTTTACATAAATCACATTTCTAGCTTCATATACAGCTATTAGATTTGACATTGGCTTATTTTGGGAAGCAAGACGACTTTTGGACTTCAAGAACATAGCCCCTGAATAGAACTCTGCACTTCCGTCTCTATCATGCCATATTTGGTATGGAGGAATTTCCAAACTACCATTCCAACCATACTCCAAACGATAGCTACGAATAATATCTTCTGTTTGGGCAATGCCAAACAATGGTATATTCCCGTAAACAGGTTCTACAATAGTCTTATCAGAAGGTAGCACCCAATAATTATCGCAATATCTCCATTTTTCAGCTGTAGAAAAGACATCAGGCATAGCGGCACGAATAAAGCTATTCCCTGTACACAATTTATAAATATGGTGCTGATAAATCAATTCTTTCCAACGCATCAAACAATTAGGACGACTAAGTATGCCATTCATTCGTTTATTCGCCCATACTATACTGTCATCCTTAGTTTTCTTCAATTGAAAATTAGCACCTGCAATTCGCGATGCAATATAATCGATCGGGAAAAAGACTTCAGGTATCGTACTGAATAGCGTTAGATAGTTACTGCCCGCTACAATAGGACTAGTAAGGTCCTCAATGTATGCAACTGACCATTTTTCAGCCTTGCCACTTTGAGTATCTATATCCTTATTTTCAGATGAAGTAACTATTTCAACTTCACCTTTAGTCTTAGATTTCTTTCCAAATAGATTATCAAAAAAAATATTCATTGGGTTCCTTTTTGAGCAAAACTAAGTAAAAAGGAAAACCGTTTTCCAAAACACTAAAATCTTGAAATTACGAAAACATAATATCAACAATACAACATCCTTATTTTCAATCACATATAACGCAATTCAATTCAAACCTAATTTTACAACGAACTGTACTAGCCCACTCAAAACAGCACTGGCCTCTTTTGTTTCACTATCTTTATTATAGTCCATCAGATTATTCATGAAGGCAACATATTCCGTATCAGATTCTACTTTTGATGCAGAAAAAAGAATACTATTTTTCACATAATCAGATGTTGCAGCAATACGCTTATCTACATCCGGAAACTCTTTCATTACACGAATCTCCTTGTTTGTACTAGAACGGAGTTCCCGGATAAAAGGGAAATAAGCATCTGTACATTCAATTACACATGAATCAGATTCATGGGACAAAATAGAAGAACGTATATCTTCTGTTGAAGTAGTATCCATAAATACGACATCAACAACATGCCATTTATTTCCACATCTAAACGCTTGTATAAGGACAAATTTCCCATTAACATTCGGCATCACATATAGAATCTTCTTAGTGTATTTACATTCGGTATCTGGATTGAAGAAATTAATAGTGCCATTACAAGCATACAAGTTTCTTTTTCGCCGGTTACTAAACTCTATATACTGCTCACTACACAAATCCACAACGACATATCGGAACGTATCAGACAGGTGTCCGTGCTCCTCATAAGTCTGCAAGGTAGTTTTATTCTTGACCTTAGTTTTAAGAATGGCACCGTTAGCATCTTTCTGTACGCTCATGTAGTCCTCAATAGATACCGAACATGATTCGTCAATGTGTATCTCTATACCGGGAACAGTACAATCAAAGATAGCATTGATAAACTCACCGGTCATGGCAACACTCGGATTCTTGTTGCCTACCTTATCTTCAATCTCGAATCCTTCTTTCTGCAATGTATCTATGAATAAGTCCATCCAGGAACGCTTCTCATCGTCAATGCTGTTTGCCGCTTTCGTTGATGCATCACCATGTACATATAACCTATCAGAATATTGGATAGATTTCAGATACTTTGCAACAAGTTTGGAAGCTTTCTTTACTGTATTGTTGGGGCTTTCAGCACACGTTTCATGGAATTGCCAAACCTTGGTACCAGTTGTGAAATCGACCTGCCAATATGATACGCTGATATACGGAAGCACGTTGTTATCGACAGAGATATGAATAGGTAAGTCCGGAACATACTTATGCTCACCGGAATGTTTGCCACGATTGAAGGAACCGAAGAACTCACTACCGGTACGAATGACACCCCATTCTCCCAATGCGTACACATTGTAATAGTCCGGATCGTGAACTCTATCATACTCAAAGTCGGCAACACATTGCTCATCATAGAAACCATACGTACCGTCAGGACTACCAACAACCCAAAAATTATTCAAATAGGTAGATTGGATAATAACTGTATTAGGGGCCTGTTCCTCGATTTGCTTAGTACGAAGATTAAGTATTTGCCTGGGTGCGTTCTTTCTTACGGATTTGACCTTGGTAAGTTCTTCCGGCAACTCTTTGCCGGCAATGGTAACAGTCATCGGTACATCATGCCATTTATCTTTATCAATAAACTCTTTCTTTATCCAATGGCTTTCACTGATCGGGTTAAAGGTACAAATAATCTGCTGCCCTTTCTTACCACGCAAACGCTTACGTAGCTGCTTGAAATCCGGATGCTCGAACTCTGACCATTCCTCTAACTGAACTCGCTTATAGTTAGAGATACCTTTTATCTTCTCCGGATCGTCAAGACCGGAGAAATCTATCTTCGCACCATTTACCAGACATTTAATAGTATTCTGTTGAAATTTGAACAAATGGGAGATGCCAAGACCGATCGCAGCGACCTTATAATCTTCATAAATGGTTTTGAGAATAGAAGCTCCTACCTTACGCATGACAAGAGTGTTCTCACCATCCTGTAATGTCTGTATCAGTATTGTTTGTGCCACACTATACGACTTACCGGAAGATGAACCTCCATAGAGAATGATAAAACGGATAGTCTCATCATTCAAGTACTTCAATAGATAGAATCCGTTAGGATTTAGCTTCTTATAATTTATAACCATATTGTTCTAAAAGTAAGGTTTCTCCGTAGGATGAATACCGGATTTTGCAGTTCAAATTGTTCTATTCTTCCGAATTCTCATTATCTTCAAATCCGATACGAAGTTCACCGACTTTATTTCCGTCTCCACCTTTGATGTTGACATTCTTATCGGCTTCCCATCCATTCCAGGCACCAAGAATCCGGGCGGCTTCTGTCTTGCCGTTGAACTCATAATTAACCACTCCTCTATTATTCTGAATCTTCTTCAACGCATTACGGGCACGCTTTGGAAGTTGGGACGGACTTCTCATCTTTGTTTTCCCGGTAACAGGGTCTACATAATGTAAATCATCGGGATCAGCGAGTACAATATCCATTAATACCTTCTCGACCGTTTTCCTCTCTACTTCAGTCTCTTTCGCCCTCTGTTGCTTAATCTCACTTATCCTTGCACTAACCTTGCTATTGGCTAACAATCTGCTAGCAGCACTCCAAATCGTTTCAGGTTTCATCTTTGACGCATCATAAGACATCCTATATGCTTCACTAGCATTACCTTCTGTATCAACGTAGTATTTACAGAATTTCTCTTGCTTGAATGTTAATGGTTTCTCTTGCTTTCCCATATCATTTGTTATTTATTCCTACGAGAAAAAGAAGCTGCTCTCTATCCTTTAAAAGCTCATAGGTGGCAAGCAGTGTGCTGCCAGTTGTTAATATGTCATCATACACTATTATTTTCTTTTCCTTTATCGGACGAAGAAGAAAGAATTCTGGATTCAATCTATCTTTAGTTAGGCACTGGATTGCATTCTCATAGAATGGTATTTTCACCGCCCCCGCAATTTTCGTACAGATAGAGGTTGAAAAATGAAAGCCCTCGTTGTGTCTCCGTCGCGGTGTGGTGACTATACACCATCCTTCATATCCCCCTACTATGAAGCGGTGGAGAAACTCACACGCTCTCTCTGCAAAGAATGATGCAAGTTCCTCCGACTGTTTAATTTCTGAAAAGCTGGTACCAGTCTTGGAACGGGTGAACTGGGAGATGTAATAGATATCACCCTTTTTATGAAGTGATACCTTTTCTTTCAGATCACATAACCGTTCCTGATGAGACCAGCTCTTATATTTCACCGCTTCCGGCTTATCCCAGTCATCAATACGACATATCTTTCCCTTTCCTTTCATCAAAGATCTTCTTTACTCCGTCCTCGACAGATGTGTAAGACAAAGGTACTAAATAGATATCCCGGTTCACCGACTGCTCTAAATTGTCAAAATCCCGTTTTTCATTAATTAGCTCAATTTCAAGCGGTTTGTAGTATTTTACTAAAGAAGCAAAATACATAGTAGTCACAGGTTGGACGTTACAAATATTGATAAGTTGCCGGTTACAACCCACCGAATAGATAAGCCCCTCAATGACATCATCTATGTAAGTGAAGCACCGGATATTCTGACCACAGTTGTATAATGACACGTTTTCCTTTTCCATCAGGAACCAGAGAAGAGTTCTTTTTCGCGGATTAGGTCCATATACATTATGCAGCCGGCACCCGGTCGCAGCCTTACAATAGATAGATGCATACTGTTCATCGAAATACTTGCTTATTCCATACATAGAAGTGGTATTCTCCGGATTAGCCGTTGACGAACTGGCATATATTAACTTCACATGATTTTGATTGCAAGCATCAGCTACTCGCATGAAAGTATCAATGTTATCCTTCCTGATCTGTTCCAGGTTTCCATTAAACACACTAGTTTGCGCCGCCAAATGGAACACACAATCAATACCCCCATTTTTCAGGAGCTCACATACTTTTGTGGCTTCAGTACCAGACTTTCGATCAAGTCCTATGACTTCAACACCTCTTTTTGTCAATTCGCGGCAAAGGGCTTTTCCTATAAACCCCTCACTGCCGGTTACAATCATTCTTCTCATCATCACAAAAAAATAAAGGATATATCAAACTCTCGTATATCCAAATTCAACATATTGTTAGTAAAAAACTCAAAAAAACATTAACTTCAAAATAGAATACACTACATTTGTAGCTGTATAAAATATAAAATCAAATAAAATGAAAAGACCGCAAATAGATATAATCAAATACGCATTAATTGCAACAGCCATATTTACTCTAATATTAATATTAGTATATGTATATAGATTTCATCACGGACTGTCCTATAATCATAATGATTTTGCTGATTTCGGCAGTTATTTAGGTTCAATTACAGGATTACTTGCTTTCATTGGAGTACTTTATACAATAAAAGACTCACAAATAAATAGACAAATTGATAATGAAAGGTCAACATTTTATAATTTGTTGGGATTATATCAGCATCAAGTCGACACCAACAAATATACTGAACACCAAATTGAGAAAACAGGAATTGAAGCATTCAAAGCATACGCACATGAAGCGCGTTCATTATTCTATGCTTATGTAATATATCATTTTATAAAAGATGGAGAAAAATTTCCATCAGAATTAACACAAGTCAGTAAGTTAGACGAGCAAGCATTTCTGGAGATTTATACTAAGTTTGGAGTTCATTCAACTACAGAATTAAATGTATTATTAAAAAGTAGGGATCCCAAATATTATTACGATACTATATACGAAATAAAAGGCATAATAATGTCAAGCAAAATTCATGAAATGTATCGTATAATTGTTGCATCAATCTGTAATAGGATTTGTATAGAAAAAAGATACCAACAGCTCTATAAGTTCATAAGAAATGTCGGAGATTATTTATATGGGCAATATGGACAATATTTAGGGCAATACCATAGAAACATATATTATCTGTTGGATTCAATCCAAAATTTTAAATACCCCAATGACTATTCTAAAATATTTAGAGCACAATTATCCTCAGATGAGTTAACAGTCATACTATTCAATTCAATGAGCTCGCAATCAACTCTCAAAACAATTTCTTTATTAAAGAAATTTGATATATTCAATAACATTATTGCCCTCGAACTTCCTATATCTGGATATGATACAGAAAAAGAAATCGTAATTCAGACTATTAACTCTCTTTTTCATGAATTTATAGCTGATTCTACAAACAAATGATTATATACCCAATTATTATATTTATTGTAACTGTACAAGAATATAGGGAAAAGAGTGGTTGTATTATTCAACAGTTTCCTCTATACTTCCGCATTCAGAACGTTCAATTTCTACTTATTTGATACCAAGATAATCCCAAAAAGAAAGTCTACCTTTTACATTCTCAATAGGACTTTCAAAAAGTATTGGATTAGCTAATACCCAGTTATAAACTTCTTTTTCAGCCCAGATGGAAGAATGATTCTGTACACAATCCACTATCTCAATGCTACCGATAATGGAGCCTGTACAAAAACTAAAATCTTTCCACTCTTTGTTTTCCGGTAATGCCAATAACTGCTCATTGGTAAGTATTGAATCATAGAAATTATCGTAATTCAAAGGTTTACCGCTTGCATGAATCAGTACCCTCTGCCCTAAATATTTCTTAGGACACGGCCAAGTACGGTTCTCAATGTCTTTAATACCGTGGACTATCAAAGAGGCCCACGGTTGTTTTATTGTTATTGCTTTCATTTCTATTCTTTATTCCTCCAATAGTTTTAGCAGTGATTTTTTATACTCGTCTATTTCCTTAATAGCATCTTCTTGACCTGATTTTGCATCATTTATCATTAAATCTGCTACTCCCTCCATTATTTCATCCTTATGCCTATTCAGATATTTGATAAAGTATTCCTGCATCAAATCAGTATCCATATTTGCTATATCCGAATATGTGTCTCCACTTCCATAACTGTCAGAAAAAGAAGAATAACAAAGATTACTTATATTCATACTCTGAATACTCTCCCTTCTGCCAAATCCATCTGTATGCTTATCTATTCCACTATTGCTATGGCTTTGAAACTCTTCTCTGATTTTAGGGAGAGTTTCTTTAATAAACTTTTTCAGTTTTCTGCCAGTAGTGATTAACTTACTTAATTCTTTTGCTGTCATCATCAGTCTCCTTTCTTTTTAATCCGTTCTAGTACATCTCTGTTGGCTTCCAATATTTCATCGAAAGACAGAATAGGCATCCAACATATAACCTTAATATCATCCTTTTCGACACTTTTTCCTAAATATGATATATCACTATCAGTAGTCCATATACCATTTTCATACGTGAATACATCTATATGCTTACGTGATTCAGCTTCTCTATCATCGTATTTATAGTAATATAAAAATCCGACTAAAACACGCTGCTCTTCATCTGGTAATCGTTCTTCTACTCTTATCCATGGAGATTGCTTTTTCTGCCACTCAACACCAGACGCAAAAACTTTACGCATATATGTTTCAACCACATGCGGCTGATTGATGCGATTTGCTAATTGAGCTACCAATGATTTAAAATTCATATCTATCTTGTTTTGAGCCTAATTAGGCTACATCGTTAATACTAATTTCTCCTTTCAAAACTCGTTCTACCTGCCTGTCGATTATCTCTTGAAACTCTATCTGACAGATAAGCGAGCAATCCGGTATAATCTCTTCTACTGGGTCACCTCGCCATGTTGGGAGTTCGTCAAGGAAGATTCGTCCGTCTTTATCTTTTAGACAAGTTGCACCTACATCACGTTCAATCTGCGCCACCTCGTTAAATACATCCGGGAAGTCCTTTCGTATCTTATTCCAGTAGCCCATTCCGCCTTTCACGCAACCGATACAATTGTTGTTATTATAGCCCATCTTGTACATAGCGGGGATTTCAATACCGGCTTTCCAAAGCATTCCCATTGCATCCTGCTTCGTAATCTGCTTTTCAATAAGCGGGAATAGTGGCTTTGTGTCCGGGTACTGCTGTTTTAATCGGATAGCCCGGTTAATCTCTTTCGGGTCATAATCGAAACCCCAAACTTGACCGTCCCAGTGCTGCAATTCTTTTTCCAACTTGTAGCGGACTTTCTTTTTCAGTTCAAGAGTACAGGCGGCACCATGCGCGCCGTTGATATACCCCTTTCGCAACACATCAGACACACAGGTGTACTTGTCGCTTCGGATAATGTGGATAGATTGATTGTACCACTTTTCACAATCTGCCAAGAATCTAGTGTTATCGGGATGACCGGAACCAGTTTCAATATAGTAGATATGCACATCATCGTATAGGCTTAATGCTATCTTACAAGCAACTGCGGATGTAGCACCGCAACTGAACCATGCTATTATCATTTGATTCCTTTCTAATTTTATTTTAATTATTTTTTTGCAATATCATTCCAAAAAGCAACGCCTTCAGGAGTATTATTAAAAGGGAATGAAATAGTTAGAAACCAATGAAAACAGCAATCAACATCTAACAAATTGTTCATCCGCTCTTCATTTGTCATT